AAAGTAGCATTGAGTGGTTGGTTGAACAAATCAAAAAAGACATCAATTTGAGATTGAGAGGATTTGATATTGACAAAGCACTTGAACAAGCCGAAGCAATGCGAAAGGATGAAATTAAAAATGCTCAAATGGATATGTTTATTCATCTTAATAATTTGCCTTATGGTTTAGAATATCTTGAAAAACGACAAAGTGCAGAAGATTTTTCACAACAATACTACAACGAAACCTACAAATGATTAAAATAGTGGTACACGATAAGGAATGGTTCATTGACCGCATTGGGAAAAGGATTTACAGAGAAAAAAATGTCTGTAATTGCGAAGTGTGTACCACCATTCACAAAGAAGGATTAATCATCACCGATGAGCAACACGCCAATTATTTATACGATTGTCAGGAATTAGATTTAATTTACTATGAAAACACCAATAGAAAGATTCGTTGAGTGGTTAGAAGAAAACCACCCCACCGCAGTACCAGGACCCGAAGTGATTCACCACCTGAAACGATTAGAACAAATGGACCAACAAATGGCATACAACGCTGGTTTTACAAAAGCGAAATCTCTTTACTTAGACGCAGAATGAAAAAGCATACACAGATTTACATGAAAGCCATGAAGTATGATGTTCATGATTTTATCCCGTGTGAAGTATGTGATAGTAGAGCCGTAGATATACATCATATAGAAGCAAGAGGTATGGGAGGTACAAAAGAAAAAGATGTGATTGATAATTTAATGGCATTGTGTCGAAAATGTCACTTGGAATTTGGAGATATCACAGAATGTAAACCATATTTACAAAGAATACATGAAATAAAAATGGACATCAATGGAATACTATGAAATTGCCAAGGCGTATGTAAATGACACGATTGAATATCGTTTGTATCAAAATGGAATAATTATAGCGCGATTTGAGACCTACGAAGAAGCAGAAGATTTAATGATATTAATGAAGAATGAATCATAAAGAAAGCGATCTACAACAAGCGTGTGTAAAATGGTTTCGGTTAAAGTATCCAAAATATGCAAAGTTGTTATTTGCAGTTCCAAACGGAGGTGCAAGGTCACCGACTACTGCAAGAATATTAATGGGGGAAGGTGTATTGGCGGGAGTAAGTGATTTGTTGTTAATGGTAACGACTATTGATTATATTGGTATGGCTATTGAAATGAAAGTACATCCAAACAAGTTGACACCCAAGCAAAAAGAATGGTTAGATTTAGTTGAAGAACAAGGATACGAAGTGTTTGTTTGTTATGATTTTGATAGTTTTATTGAAAGAATTGATGATTATATGTTTTCGGTAATGTATCCCAATATAGATATATACCTACCAAAAGAAAATGGAACAGATTAATATATTGTAGATGTATTGATAAATATCGTATATTTACAAAGTAAAAAAAGTGATAACTCTTGACGATGTTGCCAAACGCCATATTGAATGGATTAAAATATGCAAATATGTTGGTGCAAAGCCAGATGAAATTGGTGACATTATTCAAACCATGTATTTAAAGTTAGCAGAAATACAAATCAGAGAAGGATCGTTGGAAAGGTTTGTAAATTACAATGGAACTATAAACACAATGTACATTTTTAAATTGTTGCATAGTGCGTTTATAGACATCAAACGGGCGGAAAACAAGACAATACCACACCAAGACCAATTTAACCCAGTAGAAAGCCCAGAAATGGCTGAAATGGCCCACATGGACTTAATGGGTGATGTAAAAAAAGCAATTGATGACCTTCGGGATTATGACCAAATGTTATTGGAACTACATTTTGTGTACGGACATAGCATGAGAGATATTGAAAAGAAAACTGGCATACCTACTCACTCGGTATTTAATTCTATTAAGAATGCTAAGCAATTTATTAAACAAAGAACAATTATAAAATACCAAATTTATGCAGAAGAAAAACGAAACACGGAAGAAATTGACAGAATCACGCCCATCAATAGGATTGGGGGATACGATTCAGAAAGTGACGAAAGCCACGGGGATTGAAAAAATGGTCAAGTTTATTAGTGGTGAAGATTGCGGTTGTGAAGAACGCAAAGAAAAATTAAACAATTTGTTTAGATACAAAAAGCCGTTGTGTTTAACTGAAGATGAATATCATTGGTTTCAGCATTTTAAAGTTGTCAATAATACTACTCTTAATGCGGAGGAAGCGGGTAAAATTTCTGCTATATGGTCACGGATATTCCAAGCAAAGGTTTTGTATAGGCCATGCAGTTGCAATCCAAGAGAATGGCAGAAAATGATTAATGAAATAACAATTGTATTCAATACCTATGAGTAGTCCATTAAGAACCGAATCGGTAAAGTTGTCGTTGATTAAACCGAATCCAAGTAATCCAAGATTTATACGCGACCATAAATTCAAAAAACTTGTAAGAAGCATCAAAGATTTCCCGCAAATGTTGGAGATTAGACCAATTGTTGTCAATGATGATATGGTTGTATTGGGTGGTAATATGAGATTAAAGGCATTAAAAGAATGTGGTTATGAATATGTACCAATTATTAAAGTCAGTGAATTGACCGAGGAACAACAAAAAGAATTTATTGTAAAAGATAACATTGCATTTGGAGAATGGGATATTGATGTATTGGCTAATGAGTATGACCTCAACAAATTAATGGAATGGGGAATGTCGTCACAAGATATCCATTTGCAAAACATTGAAGAAATGTTAAGTGAAGAAGATTATGACAACGATCCGATTTATCCGTTGGCACCCAGAATGAGTGAAAAGCACGATTATGTAATGATATTGGTTGATAATGAAATTGAATATGCTTTTATGAAGACATTTTTTAATTTGTCAAATCAATCAGATTACAAATCTGGTAAGGTTGGTCAAGGTCGAGTAATAACATTTGAAGCATTTAAAAAAATCATAGATGAAAGAAGTGGTAAAGTTGATAATATTAAGCCACAAAAGGCCTAATAATGTAGATACAATAAAGACGATTGCAAATTGTTCTTTGTGTGTTACTGAAAGTCAAGCAAATGAATATGCTGATGGTAACCCAGACATTGAATTGATTATACACCCAGATAATGTGATTGGATTAAGTGCTAAAATGCGATGGGTTCACCAGAATTATCCCAATTGTGTAATGTTGGATGATGATTTGAATGCTATGAGTAGGACATATGTAGACAAAAATTTCGAGGAAAAAACAAAAGTTGACAGAGAAACGGCTTATGATATTATTCAATCGACTGCATTTACGGCAAAAGAAGCGGGATGTATGATGTTTGGGTTTAGCAATACTGCAAGACCCGTAGATTATTCACCGATGAAACCAATTTATATGAGTGGGTTTGCAATTGGTGGAAGTATGGGTTTTTTTGAAGGATTTAAAATGGTTCTACCAGATGAATGTGTAAGTGCATGTGATTTCTTTGTAAGCGGAGTAAGTGCATATTTCCATAGAAAAACATTTATTAACCATAGGTATGCTTTCACCAGTAAGGATGGCACATTTGAAAGTGTCGGAGGTATGGCAGATGCAAGAACCATAGAAACAGAAAAGAATGATTATTTCTTATTGAAAGAATATTTTGGTAGTGCAGTAACAAAGAAAAAAGTAACCAACATGAGAAAGAATTTGCAGAATCCATGGGAACGTACATTAAGAGTGCCGTATTAATATGAAAAACACAGAATTTTACAAAGACAAGTTAGATACTGAAACCAGTACTATTAAGCAAGTTGGATGGGAAAACGAGTTAAAAGCTATCAAAAGGTATCAAAGAATTGCCTCAATGGTTGATGATTATGCCTTAGTTGTTGACTATGGATGTGGTTTGGGTGAGTTGAGTAAATATTTAAGTCATGGTTATATTGGCATAGATGTTCAAACAGAATATGTTAATGAAGCAAGAATTTTACACCCAGACAAAATATTTATGGAAACTGATGGATATGGTCATATACCTTTATGTGATGTTTGTGTAAATGTTGGAGTATGGACATTAAATAATGATATGAGCAATCAGCATTTTTGGGAAAAGATAAAAGATGAAGTAGTAAATATTATGGATGCTACTGATTTGTTAATAGTAAATGGATTCCATAATGGTTGTAATCAAATGGATCCCAAGTTGTATTATCACGACATGGCTAATTGGTTTAAATTGTGTAATGATAATGGTTATATCATGGAAACGGAAATGTTTAGCAAGTATGAATTTATAATGACAATCAAAAAACAAATTTGGTAATTCAATATTTTTATTGTATATTTACAAAGTCAAATATATAAAAAACAGATATGAGTTACCCATTATTTACCAAAGGAGGCTATTCGTTTTATCATGCAACGAGTGCATTTCAAAAATTTATTAGACGAGGTATGGAGCATGAAGCTCTATATTTCGGTACTGAACTTTATTTATCCAACTACGAGGAGTATGTATGGTTTAGGATGCGAGTTATGGTGTCAGAGGATATTGGCTTAGCAATGCCATATCTTCCAGCACAGATTGATGCACTCTATAATACCTATACAGAATTCAAGAAGAAAAAAAATAAGCATTGTCCAGAGAAGTTACCATTTTGCCATGCTATTATGTTGTTGGTAAGAAGTCAAAAATCAAGATTAGTTGATAATAAACTATGTTACTATTTTGACTTAAGAGACACCCAAGAAAAACTTACCTTGCCAGATTTTGTATTTGATATGCATACAATTGAGGGCAGAATAAAAAAACGAGGCAATGACCATTTCTATGAAGAATCTGCTAAAATCACTAATGAAAATACTTCTATTTGTCCAGACGAATATGAATTTAGAGATTTTGTATGGAATTTGTATCAGCAACGTGACAAAGGTAAAAAATCAATTGATAGCGAAGATGACCCAGAACAACAAGAAATAAAATTTGAATGATAAATATTGACAGATTAATGGTAATTGTAGCACATCCAGATGATGAGGTGTTGGGGTGTGCGGGATTAATATGCCATTTAATCAAGAATAAAAAAAAAGTACATGTGTTGTATTTGAATCAAGGGAACACATTTAATAAAAATGTTGAAGATGTCAAAGGACAATCAGCCAAGGTATGCGAGTACTTTGGTTGTTCTTATGATATGGAAAACTATGACACGGCGAGGTTTAATGAGTATCCAGATGTTGAGTTAAACAATTGCATCAACAAACATGTTAAAAAATTTAAGCCAGATGCAGTCATTACTCACATTGCAAATGATTTGCACAAGGATCACCAAGTTGTTTCTAATGCAGTAATGATTTGCAGTAGGTATATGCCTAATAGTACAATAAAACATGTACTTACAATGCCAATCATAAGTTCAAGCGAGATTAACCCCAGTTTTGATTTTACCCCGAATTTGTTTTTAGACATTGGAGATTACGTTTTGAACAAGATAAATGCTATGCAATTTTATAGTGTTGAATATTCTAAATTTAAAGAATTGCGAGGAGAAGATGGAATCAAAGGATGGGCGAGATTTTATGGTATGCATATTAATGTGCAATATGCCGAAGGATACAAACTAATAAGGAGCGTATTTTGAAAGCAATGATTAGTCAGCCGAGGTACATGCCAAGTTTATCCTATTTGCGAAGAATCCAAATGGTTGATAAATTTGTTATTCTGGATAATGTTCAAAGAGTAGCTCGAGGATTTGAAAACAGAAACAAGTTAGTAGACAATCAAGGCAAAGAACATTGGGTCAGTATTCCCATAGAAAGTAGCACAAGGACCTTAATTAAAGATACCAAAATTTTCGGAAAGGAATGGACCAAAGAACACAAGGCAAAGATTAGTCAATGGTATGGTAAAGACATAGCAGAGATGTATTCACAAATGATTACAGATTCGGATGATTACAGAACATTGCTTGTATACCAACTGAAAGCAATTTGTAAGTTAATGAACATACAAACGGAGATAGTACAAGCAAGTGATTACAAAAAAGAATTAGATGGAGGGATCGATGAATTAATTGAACTCACAAAATTAGTAGATTGCGATGTATATGTTTCTGGAAACACTTGTTTGACATACGGATTAGATTATGATTATGCAAATAAGCATGGTATCCAATTAGAAATAGATCATGTTAGTGGTATTCACTATGGATTTATACACGATTTGGCATTAAAAGGTATCGATTATTGTATAGAATACATACATAACCCACAATATAAAAAAGATGTTTAAAACAGGACACGACCCAGCAAGGGATAAGGCAACAGAAGTAAAGAAAAGTAAAATGGAAAAAAGAAAGCAAGATTTCCTTGATTTGTTTGACCAAAAGGCAAATAATATCATGTTAACGTGTAGGGCCATTGGTATAGATAGAGCCACATACTACCAATGGTATAGAGAAGATGATGAGTTTAAAGAAAAGGTTGAACACCTCAACGAAGGACAAATTGATTTTGCAGAAACGGCATTAAAGAAACAGATACAAGATGGCAATATAACTGCAATTATATTTTTCCTCAAAACAAAAGGTAGGAATAGGGGTTACGTTGAACGTACTGAATTAGTAGGTACGGGTATAGATAATAGAATACAAATCGAGATTATTGATGCAAACCCTACAAACTAATGTTGTATTTAAGCATTTACAAACCAGCAATGCAAGAATAATTGTAGAGCAAGGGGGTACTCGTAGCGGTAAGACCTATAATATATTGATGTGGTTAATTTTTGACTATTGTCATAACAACAATAAGAAGATTGTTTCAATTGTACGAAAGTCATTTCCAGCATTGAGAGGTACAGTAATGCGTGATTTTTTTGAAATACTTGTAAATGTTGGTTTGTATAGTGAAGATTACCACAACAAAAGTGTAAACGAATATAGGTTGCTTGGAAATACAATTGAATTCCTTTCAGTAGATGACCCTCAAAAAGTAAGGGGAAGGAAAAGAGATGTGTTATTTGTAAACGAAGCCAATGAATTAACTCTTGAAGATTATCGTCAGTTAATGATGAGGACTACAAGTAAGATAATATTGGATTACAACCCATCGGAAGAATTCCATTGGATTTATGACCATGTATTAATACGAGATGATTGTGAATTTTTTAGGACAACATACCTTGATAACCCATTTTTGGAGGAATCATTGATAGGAGAAATTGAAAAGTTAAAGAATATAGATGAAAACTACTGGAATGTATACGGATTAGGTAATAGGGGGCAATCAAGGTCACTTGTTTTTAGTTTTATAGAAGTAGATACTATACCACCAACTGCTAAGTTTATGTCATACGGGATGGACTTTGGGTATTCTAATGACCCGACTACATTAATTGCTATGTATTTAGACAATGAAAATCTTTATTTTGATGAGTTGATTTATCAAACTGGTATGACTAATAGCGATTTGGGTAACATGCTTAAGTCACTGGACATAGACAGAAGGGATGTAATTTGGGGAGATTCAGCCGAGCCAAAAACAATTGCAGAGTTACACAGATTTGGATTCAATGTAAAGGGAACTGCAAAAGGGGCGGATTCTATAAATGTAGGGATAGATATGATGAGAAGATACACTATTTGTTTAACCAAGAGATCCTTGAATATGATTAAAGAGATGAGAAACTACAAGTACATAGAAGATAAAGATGGTAAGTTAACTAACAAGCCGATAGATGCTTTTAACCATGCCATAGATTCTTGTCGTTATGCTATTTACAACACCTTGTCAAGACCAAACGTAGGTAAGTACTCGATTCGTTAATATTGTTATTAGTCATGCATTAGTCATATTTTTGTTGGTACTATTTTATTTTTACAATATTAAAAATATCATCGTATCTTTACATAGTCAAATAAAAACACTATGAACAAAAACCTTCAAACCCTAAACAGATTGCAACGCATGTTCGACATGACCATGTTCTATTCAATCAGCGTATCGCCTTATCGCATTTGCCTACAAGGTGAATTAAACAAATGCAACATTGTCAAAATCAAATCTATTGACAAACGTAACCGATTTCAACATGATGTCAGTGGTATTGGTGCAGTTGAATTTACTTATGCTAACGTAATAATTACATTGTTATGAGCAAGTCATTTATGGTAGGTGAGGTAAAATTAACTTACCACCGCACGGAAGAATTCAAAGGTCAAATTCGTAATAGTACAAATGCAGTTGATTTGTTACGCGAATTGTTTGATAAAGATATCATTGAACACCACGAGGAATTTTGGGTATTGTTTCTTAACAGAGCCAACAAAGTAATTGGATTTCAGCAATTGTCAGTAGGAGGATTAAACGGATGTGTAGTAGATGTAAGACATTTATTTCAAGCGGCGTTACTTAGCAATGCTTGTGGTTTAATTGTTTGTCACAATCACCCAAGTGGTAACACCCAAGCCAGTGAAGCAGATATTGACATTACCAAAAAAATTAGGCAATGTGGTGACCTTATGGATATTAAATTATTAGACCATGTTATTCTGACTTCTGATAGTCACAAATCTTTAGCCGAGGAGGGTTTAATCTAATGTTTAATTTTTATCCCGAAGACAACAGACAAATTGAAGATTGGGAAATTTTTGATGATTGTCGATCTAATTTTATCCGAGAATGTGAAGATGATGAAAATCTTTTGTATTACGACAACGAAAGTGATTATGAACATTATAAATTTTAGCGGGGGCAGAACATCCGCGTACATGACCAAACGATTGATTGATGAAGGCGGTCAATACTTGGTTACTTTTCAGAACACTGGCAAGGAAATGCCACAAACACTTGAATTCATAAATGAGTGTAATAAGCGTTGGAATCTAAACATTGTGTGGTTGGAGTATCGATATGGCAATAATTTTGAGGTTGTAACATACGAAACCGCATCCCGCAATGGCCGACCATTTGACGAAATGATTGCACACAATAAATGTTTGCCAAATACAATGATGCGATTTTGCACTAAGGAAATGAAGATTAACACTTTGAAACGATGGTGCAAATCAGTTGGAATAACAGAGTGGAATCATTTTGTTGGTATTAGGTATGACGAACCAAGGAGGTGGAGTAAAACATCATCATTCCCCGAGTATATGAGCGTAGAACATCCGTTGGTTAAGTGGAAAACAACTAAGCCAGATGTATTGAGTTGGTGGAAACAACAACCATTTGATTTGATGGTGAATGAACCATACGGAAATTGTGATGGGTGTTTTTTGAAAGGCAAAGGCAAGTTGTCAATTATTGCCAAAGAAAAACCCGAATTATTTGATTGGTGGATCAAACACGAAACCGAATCGGGTAACACATTCAAAAAAGAAATCAGTTACCAACAAATTAAAGACAAGGCACAATCGCAACTTGGCTTGTGGGATGATGACCCATCGTTTGAGTGTTTCTGCAATGTAGATTAGGGGGTTAACAACAAACCCCGATTTAGTCGTTTTATAATAGATGATTGAAACGAAAACCATATTAGTACCCACATCACTTAAAGATGTAAAGTTGCATCAAATGTTGGCTTACCAAGGTCTCAAAGATGACATGGATGATACTCAACGTCAGTTGGAAGCGGTATCCATTTTTTGTGAATTAACAATGACCGAAATTATGGCCATGCCCTTTGATGTTTTAACTAAGGCAGTAGATAGTATCACATTGATGTTAACCCAATCCCCGACCTTCACACCAAGAATTAAAATTGATGGTGTGGAATACGGATTTATTCCAAACTTGGATGATATGTCAGTGGGTGAGTTTATAGATATAGAAACATACTCAAAAGAAACGCATGATTTGTGGAGAGTTATGAGTATTTTGTATAGGCCTATCACTATTTCTGGACAAAACAAAAGATATGAAATAGAACCTTACAATGCCAACCTTGTTAGTTCATTTAAGGATTTAGATTGCAACACCGCATTCGGGGCCATGGTTTTTTTTTGGAGTTTAGGAATCGACTTGTTGAATTCTATCCAGAAGTATTTGGAGGGGCCGATGGGTCAGCAGATGAAAACCGCCTTACCAAAAAATGGGGATGGTTTGGAATGGTCTATCGACTCGCTTCAAGAAATTTCTTACGCTTGGAAGATGTCTATACAAAAACCATTCACACCGCTTTGTACTGGACGGCTTACGAAAGCGACATTTCGGAAATGGAACAAAAGATTATTAAGCAAAGTTACAAGCGATGAACAATAACCACATAGGAACTGCATTCAAGGTATTTAAAGACATCGCTACCGATGAGGGATGGAATTATAGCCACGGAACATTAACGGAGTTAGATTTCAAGGCGTTTACGGTATTCCCGTTGATGCATTGTTCCATTCAATCTGTATCGTTGACAGACCAAATTGCATCCATACAAATGAACATCATGATTGCGGATCGTGTGAACTTTTTGAAAGGAGAAAACGGGCAATTAAACTTGATTACGGTTTACGACCAATACGGATACACCGAGAATGAAAACTATGGCCACGTTTTACAAGAAATGTATGTTCAAATGTCAAAAGGATTATGGAAGTTAGAACAAGATTATTTTAGTCAAATCCAATTTCAAAGGCCCATATTGTTTAATCCATTTATAGAAACAATGGATAGTGTATTGGCTGGATATCAGATAAGTGTCACGATTGATTTAATTAACCCTTGGGTTACCGATGGCGATTGCGTTTAAAAATAGCATGGCCATTGTGGCTGATTATTCCAAGCAATGGGCAATGGCTTGTCGCACTATGTTGGAAGTTAAAAGACCAAGGACATCTATTCGTGCTAAGTGGAAAAAAGTAGGTGGTGGTTGGCAAGTTATCAGTGCAACCAAAAAAACATTCCGTGGAAACTATGTTTCAAGTGGTCAATTGGTGTCATCTATTAAGGGATTTCCTAATGGATTGGACTTAGGTATTACCATGAATCAAACTGGTCAATACGTTCAAAGTGGAAGAAAACCAGGCAAGGGTATTCCACTTGATGCAATGCGTAATTGGATAAAGATGAAAGGTATTCAACCACGCGACTTGTCAACTGGAAAATACAAATCCAAATCCAACATTGATACGATGATGTATATGATGAACCGAAAAATCAAGTATTTTGGTATTGAGCCATTTCCATTTGTAACTGAAGCAAGGCAACAAATTTTACCATCGTTTAATAAGGCGTTTACACAAGCGATGCAACAAGATATTAAAAAAGGACTATTCAACAAATGAACTTCACGGAACAACCAGATAGTATAGTGGGATGCAATTCCCCTATTATTTACCAAGGGTATGACGGCAATTATGCAGTCACGGGATTCTATTATGAATTTAAGGTTTATGTATGGAGTGGAACGGCAACATTACCCGCAACCCCCATTGTAACTATTAACAGATTACCCGACCAATTTGGTGGAGGAAGGGGATGGATTGATGTTCACAAGATTGTAAGTCAATATGTAAAAAGGGATTATTTCTTAACGGGTACATACAAACCCAATATCGGGGATGGTGCAATGCGAGTAGTGGTAACTTGCCAAGGATTCTATTCAAGTACATCAACGGCATTAATCACTTCTAACACGATATTGGCCACAAGTGGATACACATACACACAAGATGGATTTAATGTCGGCTACGGTGCTAAATATGTCTATACTGACAAATCACAAGTGACATTAACAACCGACACACCCCAAGCGTATTTATGGTATGATGCAAGTGTGATTACATCCATCACTTGTGGAAGTGCAACTGTGACCCCGAATGCAATTACAACTCAATCGCAGTTAATTCAAGGCATTGAAATTAAACAACTAATGACGGCGGGTGGGGTATGGGGTACAAACGCCAATATCACATTTGTAAAAGCGGGGGATGATGTAGTGATGCCAGTGGTATTTGATTGTCAAAACAAGTATGGTCAACAAGATGCGTTATACCTAAACAAATACGGAGTTTATGATTCCTATTTGTTTAACGCATTGAGCCGTGACAATTACGGGATTGAAAAAGAAACATACTCACAACCGATTTTCAAACAATCAGATTTAAGTCAAGATTGGAGTTATGGTGTAGGTATCACCACATCGTATTTGGTAAACTCAAAATTAACCATGATGGTGAACACGGATTGGATCAACGAAGCAGATATTGATGCATTGGAACAAGTGTTTTATTCAAACAACATTTTAATGTTGGATGGTAACATCGTGTTGGCTTCACGGGTGGTTGATTCAGCATTTGAAAAGAAAAAGGTATTAAACGAATATTTGATTCAGTACACCATACAATTTGAATACAGTCAACCCAAGATTAACAAGATTGTACGATAATGGAGTTAAGATTTTCATTAACCATTGACAACGGAGTTGAAGATACCATCACTCCAATAATGACTGCGTTAGCAACAAGGGCTGTTGGTGGTTTTACCGAAGCACAAGATTGTTGTATTGAAAAGTTAATGGCATTGGGCGGTGCTTTCAATGAGTTATTGCCAGTAGATTTATTCAAAGATGAAAGTGTTGAATTAAATAGGCAGTTAAAAGATTTACAAGATTTGTCCACAGTTTGGACAGATTACACACAGAATTTCCAAATCCCCGCCTCGGAAACCAACAACCAAATCTTTGCTGATTGGTTTGATGAGAATGTGGTATTGGGAGGATGGAATCCAAATGTTGGTAAAAATGCCACGCTTTATATTCATTCGTTACCCGTTTACAATGGGCGTGTGGAGTTTATCGGGTGTAAGTTCAAAGATGGAATCCCGCAATTATACAACATTGTATTTTATGGAACTACCAAAAAGATATTGGATGTATGGGGTGAGGATTTAATGAATGAGGATATGTGGAGTGCTTATGACCACACGGCTAATTATACAAACATTTTGGCATCGTGGAATCAAACATTAGTCAATGGTGACATATTGTGGCCCATCGCAGATTACAATCAAAATTGGAGGTATTCAACTGCATCTGGGATCAATGGAAACATACGGAATCCAAATGGAGTAGAAGTAGATGATTTACGCCCCGCAATAAGATTAAGGGCAATGTTGACAACGGTATTTGCGTATGCGGGATACACATTGAGTGGTTCGTTTTTGACAAGACCCGAAATGGATGATGCGTATATTTTACCAATGCAAACGGCTGGACCATTGTATGACCCAGAATATGTAGCAAGTGGATTGGCAACGGCTTATGTAAGTGCGTTTACTTATACACAATTTACAGTTGCGACCTTGAATTATAAGACTATTATATTTCCAACAGTTGCAACAAACCCATCGGGGAACTATAATTTGGCATCGGGTATTTATACTGCTAATCGTAAAGGTAATTATAGTTTTGAAATGTCGTTTTATGTGCAATTCAATTCACCCGTGGCGGGGCAAGTTATCACATTTGTAGTGATGTTAAATGGCCGAGTGATGAAAAGTCGCACCATTACAACAAATGTTAATACCTTTATTTCACCCGCTTATCTCAATTTTGATTATATGTTGACAAGTGGTGACGAGGTATCGTATGGATATAGAACAATGACTGCAAATGTTTCAACACCATTTACCATGTCATTTGAATGTACTGTTGCACCGCAAGGAATTAACGGAAACACAATTGATATGAAGGATGCTATGCCACAAACCAAAATTAAGGACTTTGTGAATGGTGTTATTAAAGCATACAATTGTATTTTGATTCCGACAAGTTCAAACACAATTGAAATACACAATTTACAAGATTGGTATGCCTTGGGAACTACAAAGAATTGGTCACCATTTATAGACATTAAGGATATAGAACACGACAAGTTGCCCATCCCAAAGGTGATATCAATGACCCACAAGGAATCGGAGTGTTTGGCAAGTGAGTATTACAGAAACATCAATCGAAGGGAATATGGATCAATTGAATTTTCACCCGTAATTGATTACCCAACGGATGAATTTAAGTTGGAAACCCCGTTTAATGTGATATGCCCCCAAACATTGGAGGAAACAAATGCCAACAATCAAAAAGTAAGGTCAACGGAATTAAACATTCCAAGATTTATGGATAAGGATAACAAGGCGGTTCAACAAGATTTGACCTTGTTTTATTATGGTGGATTGCAATCAATTAGTGATCCGTATTATTTCAACAATAATGGTACGCCAGTTAACCAATATGTGTTACCATTAATGACATCGTATTCGGCATATCCAACAATTACATCAAGTTATTCAATGGCTTTTGGATTGGAGTATTCTGTGCGTGGTGATGCCCCCGTAAATTCATTGTATAACATGTATTGGATTGAATACCTATCCCGTATGTATTCTACGCAGTCAAGGTTGGTTAAAATGACTGGAATCATACCCGTTGGAGAATGGTTGAACTTTGAACTGAACGATACCATAGCAATTAGTGGTAATTACTACAAAGTGCAGTCGGTAAAATATGATATGTTAACCGAGATTGCAAACCTTGAATTGATTACATACCCAGATGTTGATATCATGTCGTTTACAACCACTGGGCAAAAACCCGATTTTACAGATGTGGTGGTCAATGTTAACGGCAAATCATACCTACAAGATTATGTTGTTGCAAAGGGTATAATGAACTCGTATCGTTTTGGAACACAAGATTATTTGAATAGCAACCAAGACACGACATTCAACCAAAATAGTGTCAGTGACTTGGCCCAACAAGTGGATAGCTTACAAGCGATTGTACAATTTAACCAAATCACAATGTATCGCAGTTCATTGAGTGGCCCGTTAACTACGGATGCAACAATATGGTTAAACATCCCATTGGAAAGCCAAGTATCAATCGGTTATGTACAAAACATCACGGCAACTTTGTCACCATCTAAATACATTTGTACAGATGGGGGTCAATACAAGTTTACTGCAATGGTGGAAATTGAACAATCGGGAAACCATCATAGCACGGTGGCAATTTTGGTAAACGGGATTCAAACAACGGGGTATGGGGCTATCGCTTCGGATTATGGTATAGTAAATTTTAGTACCATCTTAGATTTATCAACAACTGATGAAGTGACATTGGCATGGAAACCAAGAACGGGAGGAAGTCGCACAATTTATGTAACCAACGCAAACTTTTTAATATTGAAAAAATGATATTACTCATTATAAAATTAGCACAAGCCCAAGAATGGTATGGGGTATCTGATACGGTAGAAATTGCCAAAGGAAAAAACCAATACGCACAAACTTGGAAGCAAGTATGGAAAGTATATAAAAGAAAATTAAAATCATGGCCGAGCAAATAAATTATAATGTCAATATTAATACCAAGGATGCAGTCCAAAATGTAGACAATCTAAATGCAAGTTTAGAAGGTGTTGGAACAACTGCCCAAAAGGCAAGTGGAATTGGTGAAAAGTTAGCGGGTATCAAAGGCCCCGTTGGTCAAGCAGTTCAAGCCGTACAAGGATTTGGAAAATCATTAATGGTATTGGCAGCAAATCCCGTGATGTTGACCATTACTGCGATCACGGCAGCGTTAGGATTATTGTATAAGGCATTTACATCCACAGATGAAGGAGGTGAAAAGGTAGACCAACTTATGGCTGGATTAAGTGCGGTTATGAATGTATTTAGGGATGTATTGGTCAAGGTGGCAAATATATTAATAGGCATATTTACAGACCCGCAAAAGGCCTTAAACGAGTTTGCTACGATGTTAAAAGAAAACATCATTAATCGTTTTGAAGGGTTATTGGAATTGTTGCCACAATTAGGCAAAGCAATTGGTTTATTATTTTCTGGTGAATTTTCGGAAGCGGGAAAGGTTGCCACCAACGCAGTTGCTAAAGTGGCTTTGGGAGTAGAAGATATGACTGGCAAATTGGATGCGGCGGGAAAGGCAATTGGTAAAGTAATGGATGAAGCCCAACGGGAGGCACAGATTGCAGCAAACATTGAAAAACAATTTGCTAAAATACAAGATGCAGAAAGGGCATTAGGAGTAGAAAGGGCTAAACAAAATAAGGAATTAGCGGCGGCCAGATTAATGATGGAAGATGAAAATGCCACATTAGAGGAAAGAATTAAAGCATTAAAACAAGTTGGTACTGCGGAAGATGCTTTGTTGGCCAAAGAAATGAAAATTGCCAAACAAAAATTGGCTTTGATTAATCAACGAAATGCACTTAGTGATATTAGTGATGAAATGGCTCAAGAATCTGCAGATGCACAATCTAAAGTTTATGAGTTGGAAGCCCAATCTATTTTGCGTAAACGCAAATTGACTAAATCAATTGATGCATTAAATAAGGAAGACGAGGCCAAAAGGAAACAAGAATTAAAAGACCAATTAGATGCGTCCAAAGCGGCAATTGAGGCAGAACTTGCATTTAAACAACGAGCAGCGGATGGTGAGGAAAAATTTATTAATGAGCAATATGCTAAAGAGCAGTTGCGTATTACTAAAACCATTAGTGATGAAAAAGAAAAGCAAAAAGCATTAGAGAAATTAGAGTTGGATCGTTTGGCAAATATGATTCAAGCCAAAAGAGATGCTGGACAATCAACTACTGATTTGGAATTGCAGTTAGCACAGAAAGAGATTGCAATCAAAAAAGAAACTGCTGATGCTACTAAAAAGATAGATGATGCAAAACACGCAAATTCGGTGGCATTGTTGGATGCAACTGGGGCGGCCTTATCAACTTTCTCGCAATTAGTAGGTGAACAAACTGCAATGGGAAAAACATTGGCGGTTGCAAGTGCAATTATTTCTACTTATTCGGGTGCAAACAAGGCATTGGAAGCGGGAGCAGCAACACCGCCATTAGGATATATTAACGCGGCAGCAATTATTGCAACTGGTTTAATGAATGTTAAAAAAATCTTATCTGTAAAAGTACCAAATGCATCAGATTCTGGGCAATCAGCACCAAGCATGGGGCCAAGTGTGTCTATTATTGGAGGAACGGTTGACCCATCAGCACAAATGTCTGCAAGTTTGAACAAAAGTTTAAACAAACCCGCAAAGGCTTATGTAGTTGGTAACGATATGAGTTCACAACAAGCACTTGATAGAAGGATACAGACAAATGCAACATTCCCTGGTTAATTCGTTTTTTAGGATATGCAATTACAAGGAATTAAATTATCAATATCATCAGATTTGACCAAAGAAATGGGATTGTTAAGGGCAAAAGTGGAAAGTATCAGAACCAAACACGATAACATCAAAGGCGATATTGTAAAGGCAATTGTACATTACAAAGCGGCAAAAATGCTATGTGGCAAAGTATCAAGAATGAAAGAAAAGTTTGGTATTGAACCAAAGGAACTAAATACGATGATGATGGAGATGGAAGCGAAAGGCGAGTATTTGAACAACTTAAATAAATTATGAGAATCGTTGAATTGATATTGGATGACCAACAATTGGCAAGTGGCATTGATGCGATAAGCATTGTGGAAGCCCCCGCCATTGAATCCAATTTTATTGCATTGAAATCCCATGAAATAAAGTTTGCCCAGGTGGATGCAGAAAAACGCATTTTGATGGGGCCAGTATTGATACCCGACAAACCAATATTTCGTAAACAAGTCATGAATGGTGAAATGCAAGAGTTCTATGTGTATTTTTCAAAGAACACGGTATCCCGTGCATCGCAGATGTTTTTGATGAAGGGTAACCAAGGAAAAGCAACTTTGGAACATGACATGGCTTTGCAAGGTATTTGCATGGTGGAATCTTGGATTAAGGAAGATATGGAAAAAGATAAGTCTGCTATCTATGGTATGACGGATCCAATTGGAACATGGATGGGATGTTTAAAAGTTACCAACGATGAGATTTGGAACGACTATGTAAAAACTGGTCGTGTTAAAGGATTCAGCATCGAAGGTTATTTTGCGGATAAGTCAATGCCATTATCAAAGGTTGAAACCGATGATGAAAAGTTGGCTAAGGTCATTGATATCCTTACAGAATTTCAAAAATCTAACAAAGTAAACAATTAAAGTTTTATATATATGAACGCAACCGAAACATTAAACCGCGTATTGGCAACTTTGGGATTAAAGTCCGAAGCTACAATCGAGGTGGAGTTGGCACAAGTTAAGACCGAGGATGGTCAAGCCACATTTGAATCAGACAACTTTGCAGTTGGTGAAGCAGTATTTATTGTTACGCCAGATGGTAACATTGCATGTCCAGAAGGTGAATTTGCATTAGAAAACGGAAACACAATGACTGTTGATCCAAATGGTACAATAGTTGAAATTGCAACTAAAGAGGAAGAAATGCCAGAAGAAGAAGCAATTGTTGAGGAAGTTGTTGCCGAGGATATGCCAATGGATGCACCAGCCCCAATGGCAAAAAGAGTAGTAAAAAGCAAAACAGAAATGGAAGAATCTTATTTTAGCAAACAGATGACAGAATTGGAAGCCCGATTTGAGGCTCGTTTGTCAGCATTGGAAATGGAAAAGGTTGCATTGAGTGCCGAGAACAAAGAATTGACAGAGAGATTGGCAACCGAACCCGCACCCCATACATTGCACAACCCAGAATCAAACGGACAAGCAAAGAAATTACAATTCCACATGGGCAATAAGCGTGAGGAATCAATTAAAGACAGAGTATTTAATCAACTATTCAACTAACCACGAAAATGAATAATAATCTAAACAAAATCAATTTGAGTGGCCCAACAGTTTCCCCCAATACCTACGCGGGTCTTTGGAGTGGCAAGTATGTGGCCGCTGCCCTTTTGTCGGGTGAAACCTTGGCAAAGGATCTTATCACATTGCACCCCAATGTTGCTTACAAAGAAGTGATCCGTAATTGGCAGAATTCAGTATCAATCGATTCTGCAACTTGTGACTACACAGACAACTCATCAGTTACTTTGGGTGAATATGTGTTGACCACGGTTGAAAAGCAAGTAAACATGACTTTGTGTAAAAACAACTTGCGTACAACATGGGAAGCAGCCCAAGCGGGATTCAGTGCATTTGAAAAATTACCAGCAACATTTGAGGAATTTTTGTTAGCCCAAGTGGCAGCAGAAGTTGCCCAAGGTGTTGAATTGGGTATTTGGAAAACCAACACATTCTACACGGGTGGTATGGTTCAATACTTGATTGATAACTCATCAATTGTTCGTCCATTCTCTGGTGCTACAAGTGGATCAAATGTTGTTGCTCGTTTGCAAGAAGCATTGGATTATTCACCCGCCGCATTGTATGGTAAAGAAGGATACCAATACTATGTTGGTCCAGTCACCATGAAGGCGTACCAAGCAGCATTATCTGCGGGTAACTACAATTTTCAATTCTATGTTGGAGAGAAGCCTATGAACTTCCAAGGTATTCCCGTGACCATGTGTCCAGGTCTTAACGATTCGGATTGTGTATTGGGTCTTAAAAGTGATTTGCACTTTGGAACTGGATTGTTAAGCGATTACAACGAAGTGAAAGTCATTGATATGTCAGATATTGATGGTTCACAAAATGTTCGCACAATCATGCGTTTTACTGGGGGTATCATTGCAACTAACCCAACTCAACAAGTTGTAATTAATGTAACCTAATAATATAGGATAAATATAAACTTGGGGTGGGCATAAACACCCGCCCCTTTTTTTTAACCAAGATAAGAACAAGAACATGCCAAGTTGTGGAACATTATTAGGAAGATACGAACCGTGTAAGCAATATGTCGGTGGAATTAAAGTTGCATACTTTATTCCATTTGAATTTGCAAACCGCGTTACAAAGAACGGAAGTGGTATTGTAACATTGATTGACAATGGAACGACATCAACACCAATTGCGGCCCCATTCTGGGAATTAAAAGGTTTGTCAACCATGGAAACAACCATCACCGCATCACGCGATAATGGAACATCAATGTATGAAACCATTTTTACTTTGTCATTTAAGCCAAGTGGATTGACTGCCACCACGGGAGATGCCGATATGGATGCAATCCAAACATTGACCAAGGGAAGATGGCAAATCATCGTTTGGGATAGAAACGACCAATTTTGGTTGTTGGGTGAAACTTTGGGTTGTGATGCCAACGGCGGATCAAGTTCATGGGGTGTGCAGATGGGTGATGCCCGTTTGAATACCATCACTTTTTCAAGCCAAGAGAAATTACCCCCAGGAATTGTTGATGCCAATTCAGCGGCAAGTATCGCATTGGTTATTACACCAACAATGCCAGTTTAAGTGTTAATTATATTTCTATGTGAAGCCCTCGCCTTTGGTGGGGGTTTTTCATTTATAACAAAAAATGAATTTTGCGTTTTATAGGTATGCACATCAATAACGCATCCACCAATATCAATTTCACATCCTTTGTAGAATTTACTGGTGTATCAACGATACAAGTGTGGCATAAGCCCACCAAAACAATGGTAACGGCTACAAGTACACCAAGTAAGTTATATTCATTCTACACAATGAATTTGCCATCATTAACCTCCATTAATTTGGTTGCAAATAATACTGATGAAATTTTAATTCGTGTATTTAACGCAAACCATTTGGTGTGGGAGTATTTAGGATATTGGATTACTGGAACAACCAACATCAATAACACTTGGAAACAATGGGATACAACTGCTCCCGTTACACCTAATTGGATAACATTATGAGTTTAGAATTTATACAACTACAATCATATACGGCTCCTTCAATCATTGAACAAAAAAACAAGGATTGGGTGCAATATGGTGACGATAACAATTATTATCAATACTTGATTGACTTGTATCATGGTTCACCAACCAACAATGCGTGTATTAAAGGTATTGCAGACCAAATTTATGGTAAGGGATTAGAAGTCACAAGTACATCACGAAACTTGCCAGGGTATATTGAGTTCAAAACCATGTTTAGTGCGGATGATTTACGGGCCGTCATTATGGATTTAAAAATGTTGGGTCAAGCATCGTTTCAACTTGTTAAGTCAAAGGACAAGAAAAAGTATGTAAAGGCCAAGCACTTTCCACAACAAACACTACGCCCCGCTAAGTGTAACGACAAGGGCGAGATTGAAAAGTATTATTACTACCCAGATTGGGCCAATATCAAGCGTGGAACACAACCCACAGAGATACGGGCGTATGGTTATGACGAAACTTCAAACGAATGTATATTAACAATCAAACCATATTCAACGGGTTCGTTTTACTTCGCACCCGTGGACTACCAAGGAGGTACGCAATATGCAAACTTGGAGTCGGAGATTTCCAATTTCCACATCAACAACATCATGAATGGTCTTGCGCCTTCTATGTTGATAAACTTCAACAATGGGCAACCACCAGCGGAGGTTAAAGATACGGTTGAAGCCCAAATCAAATCAAAGTTTGGTGGATCAAGCAATGCGGGTCGTTTTATTATTAGTTGGAACGATGGCAAGGATTCGGCTGCGGATATTACCCCAGTACAATTAAGTGATGCCCACAACCAATATCAATTCCTTAGTTCTGAATCAATGCAAAAGGTAATGATATCGCACCGCGTGGTATCGCCATTGTTATTGGGTATTAAGGATGGAACGGGATTTGGTAATAACGCTGATGAATTGAAGTCGGCATCTATCTTGTTTGACAATGTTGTTATTAGACCTTTTCAAAGATTGGTTATTGATGCAGTTACCAAGGTATTAAACCACAACGGGTATAACCTTAATATGTATTTCAAGACCTTACAACCCCTTGAGTTTACAGATTTAACGGGTAATGTAATTGACGATGAAACACGCGAGGAAGAAACGGGAGTATCGTTGTCATTAAAAAAAAAGATTGATTTAGCGGACATGACCATCGCGGATGAAGATTCGTGGTTGGAACATTTGAAATCCCGTGGGGAAATAATTAACAATGATGTATGGGAACTGATTGATGTTACCGAGGTAACGGATGCGGATGAGGAAATGAAATTTGAAATGGCCTATGAAAACCCCAATAAAAAAAGTGGTGATGATAAAGGGGTTTACAAAATCCGTTATCGGTACGGCCCTAATATCGTGGCCGACAATTCAAGGCAGTTTTGTTCTACAATGGTTCAAGAATCCAAAGGGGGAGTAATTTATCGCCGTGAAGATATTTTAACAATGGGGGATGCGGGTGTGAACGGACAATTTGCACCAAGCGGACAAAGTTCATATTCCATTTGGAAATACAAGGGCGGTGTTAATTGCCACCACAGATGGGAACGATTGACATTCAGAAGGAAGCAAATCAAAGGTAAATTTTTACCCAAGCAACCAGGCGAAAGCGGTGACAACCGAGATTTAGAAAATTACAACGAAGTATCAAATAAGAGTGCCAACAATGCGGGGGTTCCATTTTCACCAAGTGGATGGGAAACGGCATCAACAAGGCCCATTGATATGCCAAACAAAGGTTCATTAAAAAACAAATAAGAGATGTACGCAAACGATGATGTATTATTAATCACCAAGGAGGACATATTCAAATACACTCAATTGAGTGGCAATTTTGATGTAGATAAAATAACTCCTTTTATCAAGATAGCCCAAGATATTCAAGTTCAAGAATTGTGCGGTACTGTCTTGTATCGTAGGTTGTTGGATGATGTTCAAAACAACACCTTGGCGGGATTTTATCTTTTGTTGGTGTCACACTATTTGCAACCTTTGTTGATCCATTACGCAATGAGTGATTTGTTATTATTTCACGGGTATGAGGTAACCAATGGTGGTATCGTGCGTAACTCACCCGAGAACACGCAGTTACCAAGCAAGGAGGAATTGGACACAATTGTGCAAAGACAAAGAAACATAGCAGAAACTTATCGTAGGCGTTGCGTGGATTACCTTTCGTTTTTCCCACAACGATACCCAGAGTATACGGCCAACCAACAAGCGGGAGAATACCCAAATACAAACCCATCGAATTTCGTTACATGGAATTTGTAAAAAAGACATACAAACCAAAGGAGGAAAAGGTCAAGAAATTGACTACCTACATAACGCAATTGAAAATCGTTAATGCGGTCAAATGTGATTTATTCACAAAAACAACCCAGATAATCGCCATTATGATATTCTTAACGGGGTGTTCGGCCGAATGGCACTTAAAAAAAGCCATCCAAAAGAACCCCGCTATGGCACAAACATCAACCCACACCATCGATACTATGTTTATAAGCGATTCTGTGACCATTACAGACACTTTTACCACGCAAAAGGTCGATACCATCACAATTGAAAAAGACGGCGTTAAAACGATTGTATATAGGAATCACGATATTATAAGAATTAAGACAATTGTCAAGGCCGACACGATTAGATTTACCAAGACCATACAATTACCCCCACAGATTAAGTACACGGAACGGATCCGAGTTCCCCAAATAGTTGGAGTTGGTTTAGGATTGCTATTATTAGGACTATTATTATTTTTATTAGCACGAAGATGAATAATCAAAATTACGATAAGACAACGCAACCAGCACAAGGTTGGAAAACCCCATCAAGGTCATCCCCACAAGGGGGTGGAACAAGGTCTTGTTTTTGCAAAGACAAATTAACATATTCCAAAAAATGTTGTGATGGAACATTGTGGGCGCAAGGCATTGGCCCAATTACGGCGAACCCCTAACAAGTAACAATTTAATCGTTTTATAGATATGAGTATTAACGCATCTTCATTTTCGGCGGGTTACACGGGAAGTGTAGTCGTTGCCAATACATCGGCCAAGGTTGGTCAATTTCGTGGCTTTGTAGTCAATAGTGACTGCGTGGTTTCGGCTTGTTTAGACCAGGCGAGTGCATCATTGATGACAACATTAGGATTAACAAGTGTAACGATCCGTCAAGGTGGTTTCGTTTGTGTTCCCGATGGAACTTATATTTCATCAATCACCTTGTCAAGCGGTACGATTATATTGTACAATGTTTAACCAAGGCCCATTTGTTGGTGTACGCCCGTTTTATTCGCCATTGGCGGATGAGATTGTATTGGGGTATATTGCCCGTGTCACGGCAGATGGTGGATATTACGAAGGGATTGAATGTTTAGAAATTAAATTAAACGCATTAAGGGTATGAGTACTTTATTAGAACAAGCAAGTTTAATTATGATTCCGAGTGGCTACAAGGAAGATGTGGTCTATTCGGTAATACCCGAAACGGGTGCGGGTGATTTATCATTCACACGAGCATCCAACGGAACACGAATAAATAGTGCGGGGTTGGTGGAGGTTACGCCGTGGAATTTAATGAGTTATTCAGAGCAGTTTGACAATGCCTTTTGGAATAAAGCAACAAGTGGTTCAGCAACTTTTGTTGTAACTGCAAACCAAACAACCGCACCAAACGGCACAAATACGGCTGATTTAGTTTCAATCACACGAAGCGCAACGAGCGAATTAGCCGCAATTTATACAAGTGTTGGTCAAGGAATTGGAACCTTTAAAAATAGCATTTGGTTAAAAGCCAAAGATAATTCCAATGTAGGCAAAACGATTGATTTGTGGAGTTGGGAAAGTGCAACAAGAGGGTACACCAAAATAACTTTGACCGCTGATTGGGTTCGTTACGAACAAGATACCACGGTATTCACGGGGTCAGCAAGTGAGTTATTTGATTTTGGTTTATTGCCAATTACTTATTCAACAAGCACAACCCTTGCAGTAGAATTTTATGCGTGGGGAGGTCAATCCAACATCGGCTCAACCGCCAAACCCTATTTCCCCACTACCGACCGCTTAAATGTTCCACGCCTAACTTATCAAAATGGCGGGGGCGGGTGTCCGAGTTTGTTGTTGGAGAAGCAGTCGACGAATTTGTTTACTTATTCCGAGCAATTACAAACGGGAACAAGCGGAACAATTACAGTCACTCCAAATACTGCAATCAGTCCAGACGGAACGCAAAATGCGGATTCATTAAGCACATCGGGATATTTAATTAAAAGTTTAAGTGCAACCGCAGGAACTTACACATATAGTGTATTTGCAAAATATTTAAGTCAAAATACAATTAACATTTCTATTTATGATGGCGTGTATTACGATGCAACATATAATGTCAGTACGGGTGTTGTTTCAAGTTCATCTGCGGGTGTTACTGCGTCAATACAAAATATGGGTAACGGGTGGTATCGTTGTATTATGACCGCCACAACTGCAAACAATGTTAGTGAGGTTGGATTTAATACGGGTAATGTATACGCTTGGGGTTGTCAATTTGAAGCGGGAAGTTATGCAACGAGTTATATAAGTACCACATCAGCAAGTGCCACAAGGGTGGCGGATGCTTGTAGCAAGACGGGGATAAGTAGTTTGATTGGGCAGACGGAGGGGGTGTTGTTTGTTGATGTTTCAGGGCCTTCAAAAACTGTGGATTCAAGATATATTGCGGTATCCGACGGTACAGGTGTAAATCGAATTTTATTTTTTCAATCAGCCACAAGCACAACAAGTGTATATTGGCAAAGTTCTGCGGGTAGTGGTGCACTTAGTTTTACTACAATAAATGGCAGAATGAAATTGGCAGTTGGTTATAAAAATAATGACTTTGTTGTTTATTGCAATGGAGTATTAAAAACAAGCACAACATCCGCACCAATATCAATGACATTGAATACATTATGTGTTGGTACTTATGAGGACGGCACAATACCAAATTCATTAGACCAATCAGTTAATGAAGCCATCCTATTCCCAACCCGCCTAACAAACGCAGAACTTGCCCAATTAACGGGTAATCAAAACTATACTATCAACCAAGCATACGCATCGTATGGCGTGGCAAGTGAATCACCTAATTGTGTACAACCATGAGTAATCCAAGTTTAATACTACCACAAAGCCCCGCATTTGGCGAAGATTTTGTATACGCAGCCCAGGTGTATGATGGGGAAGTTCCCGTGTATGATGTGTTACCACTAACCTTTACAAGGGCATCCAATGGATCACGCATCAACAAAGATGGGTTGGTTCAAAATATGCCGTATAATTTGATTACTGATTCTGAAAGAATTGATGTTAGCCCGTGGGCAATTTATGGAACGGGAACAGTTACGGCAAATGCTACAACCGCCCCAAACGGAACTTTGACCGCAGATAGATTTGTTCCATCGGTTGCAAATACTTCTCACGTTTTTGAGCAAAGTATGGGAACAACAAATGGCATTATTACAATGTCAATTTATGCGAAAGCGGATGGGTACGATTATATTTGTTTCAATTCTTATGTTGGGGCATTCAATTATACTTGGTTCAATATATCCAACGGAACAATTGGCACGGTTGCAAGTGGAGTAACGGCATCTATTGAAAATGTTGGCAATGGTTGGTATCGTTGTATAGTGTCTATCTTGGGCGGTGCGACTACTTATTTTAGTATTATAACCGCCACTGCAAATGGTATAACTTCTTTTGCGGGAAACGGTACTTCGGGAATTTTTGTTTGGGGAGCGCAATTAAACATTGGAAGCACCGCACAACCATATTTAGCCACAACGGATAGATTGAATATGCCCCGTGTTACCTATCCCGTTGGTGGTGGGTGTGGGGCGTTGTTACTTGAGAAGCAGTCGACGAATCTTGCACTATATTCAGAAGATTTTAGTAATGCAGCGTGGACAAAAACTGCAATAACACTGACTGCAAATGCTACAACTTCACCCGACGGCACGACAAATGCTACTAGCATAATACCAACTACTGCAAATGTTAATAACCATAGAGTTTTTGAAACTAATTCACATTCTGTTGCAACTGCAAGTTATTCAATTTTTGTAAAACCCAATGGTTACAATCGAGTTGCATTTAGAGAAAGCGGAACAACGGGTGCGGCGATTGGATTTGATTTACTCAATCAAACAATTATCACAACATATTCAGCGGGTGGATGCACTGCAAGTGGTGGTCAAATAGAAAATATGGGCAATGGTTGGTATCGCATCAGTGGGATTTTTTCTTTTGCATCCGCAACCGCTCAAAATTTAGGATTGTATATTGTTTCTCCAAGTTGGACATCAGGAGACCCCGAGACTGTGGCTTGGTCAGGGAATGGCACGGATGGAGTATTTTTATACGGCGCACAGTTTGAAGCATCATCTTACCCCACATCGTATATACCAACTACAACTGCAAGTGCGACCCGTATTGCCGATGCGTGTTACAAAACGGGTATAAGTAGTTTGATTGGGCAGACGGAGGGAACTTTGTTTTGGCAGATTCAACGAAACGACACAGACAATGATTCTCGTTTACAAATTTCCGATGGTACTACAAATAATTGGTTATTTGTATCTATTGAAACGGGGTTAAATTTGAGATTATATTGCAATGTTGGAGGCGTTAATCAATTTAGCGCATATGGTCCAGTGCAAAGTAATGCAACGCATAAAATTGCAGCAGCATATAAAAATAATGATTTTAAAGTTTATGTAGATGGAGTTGCGTCAATTACTCAAACAAGCGGAAGCGTTCCTACTTGCTCGCAATTAGACATTGGCAATGCTTCGCCAACTGGTTCAGTTTTATCAACATCGCAAATTGGAGAAGTAATCTTATTCAAAACCCGTTTAACCAACGCCGAATTAGCAACCTTAACAACACTATGAAATCCTTTATAAAATACGAGTTCGCAAACGAAACCGAGTGGGCAACATACCAAGCCCAAATCCAACAAACCAACATCGGCCCCGATGGAACGGAATCAAAATCCTATGTAGGATGTGCCGTTGTGGAATTGGGTAACATTGTTTTGACCCCCGCCGTTATGGATGGTATGGATGTTATTACCCCCGCCGTGGTATCCACGCAATGGGCGATTGATATTCTATGGTACGAAGAACCCAAGCCCGATTTTACGGCATTTGAAGTATGGCCAAACCCAATGGGTATTCATACCTTTAGTGGTGATGATAACCTTTACTTGCAAGGGTTTTGTGCTAAGTTCCCCGATTCTCCTTATTGCATAACACCAACACCGAATGAAACATTTGAATGATACAACGGCATCAATCGCCACGGCCATTAGTGGATCCAGTGCAGTCGTTACTTTTGCTCAAATCTATACACCTTTGGTTACCTTTGGTGTGGGGATTCTTGGTATTGTATCGGGCATCTTGGCGGTTATATACTGGGTTAAGAAAATCAACAAGTTAGATGGCAAAGGCAAGTAATGTAACCACCTTTCGTAAAAAGCCCAAGAACAAATTAGGCAGACATACGAAGCACATTAACAAACACAAGTCAAGCAAACCAAACCGAGGCCAGGGATGATATTCAAAGAATCAAACGGCAAATGGAGTTCAAAACGATTCGTGGGTATCACGGGTGCGTGTGTGCTATTTGCAACGCTTGTGTTGAACGCAATCCACCCAGTTGATATGTCGGGGTCAAAAGAGATTATAAGTGCCGTAGAATGGATTGTTATCCTTTCTTTGGGTTTTACATCAATTGATAAATTTAGCAAATGAAAACTAAACAAGTACATTTTAGGTCGTATAACTACGAAAAAATAGAAAAGAAGCAAATCTATTTACACCACACGGCGGGTGGGCCAAGTGGCGAACAAGTGTTTGAATACTGGGCATCAGATGATAAGAAGGTAGCAACTTGCGTAGCCATTA